TCGCCGTCACGGGCTCCGAGGGGGTCAAGAAGCTTCGGCAGGAGATGCGCGCCGCGGGCGTCATGACCACCGAGCAGGCAAACCGGATGGGCGCGCTGGACGATCAGATGATCGTCCTGAACGACCGCTACAACACGGTCAAGCGCACGGTCGGGACGGCGTTCCTCGAAGCGATCACGCCGCACCTGGCGTCGCTCGCGAGCTGGGCCGAAGCGAACCAAGAAGTGATCGCGCAGAACGTGGGCGGGGCGGTCGACTACCTCGGCGATGCGTTCTCGCGTATCGACTGGGACGCTATCGCGAGCGGCGCTCGCTCGGTGAAGGAAATCTTCGACGGGCTCTACGGCGTCGTGACCGACGTCAAAGAGGCTCTCGATCTGCTACCTCAGTTCGGGGAGGACATCGGGACGAAAGCAGCCGACTGGGCTGATGAGCGAGCGTTTCGAAACGAGCAAGCTCGCATCGGTCGCCTTGTGCCAGATGCGCAGGAAGAAGTTGACCGCACGGCGAACCGAGCCGAAGCGCTCGTCAATCTGCAGAAGTTCGGCATGGCTAGCCCTGTCGCCGTCTTCTCGGCGCAGCTTGCAGCGCAGGGCGCACAGAAGGAGCTTGATACGTTGCTCGAGGAAAATCGCGCCAACGAGTCGCGATACCGGGGGCAGCGCTCGGGTATGTACAACATCCCCGTTCAGGGCGCCGGCTTCTTCGACCGCAGCATGGAAGCGCTGAACGCCCCGCGCACGGCGGCCGAGCGCCTGAACGCGCTCCCGTACGGTCTAGGCCAGGTGAACTCGGCGGGCCCGCCGGCGCCGCCGCAGGAGATCACGGTCAAGGTCGAAGCGGCCCCGGGCACCAACGCCGAGATCACGCAGAAGCCGAAGGCCAGCAACGTCAAAGCCGGCGTTCGCAAGGTCGGGACGGGGGCACTCTAATGGCGTGGACGGACAGCCTACGGGCCGCGTCGTTCCGCGGCGTGCCCTTCGAAGTCGAGACCGAGGGACTGTCGGGCGGTCGTCGCGTCGGGGTTCACGAGACCCCGGGCGGTGACCTGGCGGTGACCGAAGACCTTGGTCGACGGACGCGCGCCATCAGCGTCGAGGCCTATGTGATCGGGGACGATGCGGCGGGCCAGTCGGTTGCGCTGCTCGAAGCGCTTGAGGCCGAGGGGCCGGGGACGCTGGTGCACCCGGTATACGGCGAGATCCGGGTCAATCTGACGGAGTACCGGCAGGTCGACTCTTGGGACAACGGGAACGTGATCCTGTTCTCGCTGTCGTTCGTCGAGGCGGGCGAGCTGAGTTTCATCACGCTCGACACGGGCTCGGCGCTCGACGACGCGATTGACGCGATGGACGCGGCCACGCTGGCCGAGGTGACCGAGCAGCTCGACTCAGACGGGTATGGTCTGGGCGTGCTCGACGCGGCCATCGCCGCTATCGACGACGTGCTCGGGGAGATCGAGACCATCGCCGCGACGCCCATGGCGGTCGTCGAAGACGTCTCCGATGTCGTGTCCGAGGCGCAGGACCTCCGGGCTCGGACCGAAGCCCTGGCCGGCGCACCCGAGGAGTTCGCGGCGGCGGTCCAGTCGCTCATGATTCGGGTCGGGAACCTGCTAGGCCTGCGGCGCTTGGCGTCGGGGGCGGGCGATGCGTACGTTTCGCCGACGCCCGCCACGACGGACAGCGAGCGGATCGCGACGGTCGACTATGCAGCCCGGCGGGCGCAATGCCGGTACGCGCTCACGGCCGCGTGCGCCTACATCCGGGACGCCGATCTGTCGGTGTACGACGACGCCATTGCCGACCGCGATGCGATCGCCACCCTCATCGCCGCCGAGGAGGAGGAGGCCGACGCAGAGACGGCTGACACGCTCCGGGCGCTCCGGACGGCGCTAATCCAAGACGTGACGCGGCGGGTGGCGGGCCTGCCTCGGGTGACCGAGTACACGCCCCGCGGCGTGGTGCCGGTGACGCTCATCGCCTGGGAGCTCTACGGCGACGCCGAGCGGACGACCGAGGTCGTCGATCGCAACGACATCATTCATCCTCTGTTCGCGCCGGTTCGGACGCTTTCGGTGCTGACCCGATGACCGAGCTGGCGAAACACGACGTCCAGCTCGAGGTCGGGGGTCGGTCCTACTCGGGCTGGTCGTCGGTCGAGATCACGCGCTCGCTCGAGCGGGTGGGCTGGCCGTTCTCGCTCGAGCTCTACCAGGGCGCGAGCGCGAGCGACCCGGTGGTCATCCGGCCGCAGTCGTCGTGCGTCGTGCGCATCGACCGGCAGGCCGTGATCACGGGCTACGTCGACGACGTGGCGATCAACGTGCGGGGCGACGGGATTGAGATGCCGGTGTCTGGGCGCAGCAAGACGAGCGACCTGGTCGACTGCCATCCGGACCCCGACGGCAAGCGCCGCTGGTCGTCGGTCAAGGTCGAGTCCCTCGCGGCCGAGCTCGCCGCCGAGTATGGGGTTGACGTCGTCACCGACGTGGCGACCGGCGCCCCGCTCGAGCGGTTCGCGCTGCAGCTCGGGGAGACGGTCTACGATGCGATCGAGCGGGCCTGCGGACTGCGCCAGCTCATGGTCTGCGACGATGAACGCGGGCGGTTGCTCATCACGCGGGCGGGGACCGAGCGGATCCCGGGCGCGCTCGTCTACGGATCGAACCTCATCTCGGTCTCGTGCCGGTTCTCGGGCGCGGACCGATTCAGCGAGTACGTGTGTCGCGGCCAGCGTGCCGGGACGGCGACCATCGACGCGGACGCGGCCCAGCTCGTCAACGGGACGGCCACCGACAACGTGAGCCGGCATCGACGCCTGGTGCTGCAGCCCGACGGGCGCACCGACGCTGCGGCGTGCAAGGCGCGGGCAGAGTGGGAGATGCTCACCCGGTGGGGCCGGTCGACGTCAATCACCGCCGTGGTGCCGGGCTGGCTCACGAGCGAGGGCGAGGTCTGGGCGATCAACCAAGTCGTCCGCGTCCGAGTGCCTCCCGCGCTCATCGACGACGACTTCCTCATCGTCGAGGCGCGGCTATCCCGCGATCTGACGGGCACGCGTACCGAGCTGACGCTGCAGCCGCCCGAGGCGTTCGCGCAGTACGCTCCGCCGGGCCGCGGCCGACGCCGAGGGGCTCGGGCCGAGAAGGGGCTTTGGCTCGACGCGGCCGGCGTCGCAGTCGCCCAGCAACGCGCGGAGGCGAACCGATGAGCGCCGCGGCCCGACTGCTCGGCATGATTCGGCGCGGCGTGCTCACGTCGAGCCGACTGGTGGACGGTGCGTTGCGCCTGGTCCAGGCGAGAGTCGGCGGGACGACGGTCGATGACGTGGAGCTCATGGAGCCCTACGGCCTGGCGGCGGTGGCGCCGGCCGGCGCCGATGTCGTCATCGTCCACGCGGGCGCCGACGAGTCGCACCCTCTGGCGCTGGCGACGTCGCATCGGTCGCACCGGCCGAACACACTGACGGCGGGCCAGGTCGCGCTCTACGACTCGACGGGCAAGGTCGTGACCCTCTCGACCTCGGGGATCCAGCTCGGCACGGGCGCGAGCAAGGGCGTCGCGCGCGATACCGACACGGTGAGCGTGACCATTCCCGCCAACACGGTCGCCGTCGGATTCTCGGGCGGGGCGGCCGTCATGAACGCGTTACCGATCACACTGACGGGCACGATCACGAGCGGCTCGGCGACGGTCAAGGCGGTGGACTAGTGGGCACGACCTACACGGTGGGGCCGTCTGGCCGGGACTACACGACGATTCAAGCGGCGATCCAAGCGTGCCGAACCACGGCGACGAGCCGTGCGGACATGGATCGGATCGTCGTCGACGGCGGGACGTACACCGAGGCGCTCGACACACAGAAAGTGACCGACGGCTATTGGGGCGTCGTGTGCGTCATCGAGGCAGCCGACCCGGACAATAAGCCCATCATCGCGTCGACCGGCGCAACGACCGCGATCAACTGCGGCTCCTATCGAGCGTTCTCAAGCGCGGCCGGTGAGCTCACGCTCCGAAACCTCAAGTTTTCGGGCTGGACCAACGCCTCTCTCGGCGTGATCCGGCAGCTCAACGACGGAATCGTGATCGACGGGTGTGAGTTCGAAGGCAACACGGGCCGTGCGTGCATCGTCAACCTGGGCAGCTTCGCCAACCGCTGGTCGAAGTTCATCAACTGCAAGGTGCGCACGTCGGGGTCGACGGGCAGCGGCTCCAAGGGAATCGTGCTCACGTACGGCAGTCTGACCGAGGTCTACAACAACGACGTCGTGTGTCCGACGAACGTGCAGTTCCACTCGGGCGATGCACTGCTCGTGGCGCACAACTCCGTTTCGGGCACCTGGAACACGGGCGGCAACTGCAAGGTCATCGCGGGCAACATCACGACTGCTCGCGGCAACCTGATCAAGAACCTCGGCACGGGCGGCTCGCACGCCGTGGACGCCGGCTCGGGAACCTACTCTGAGAACATCGCTCACGGCACGTTCACAACGCGGTTCGCCGGCACCGACGGCGGCTCGAATCAGAACGCCGATCCGTTGTTCGTCGACGCCGCAGGCGGTGACCTGACGCTGGAGCTCACGAGCCCCGCGATCCGGTCGCTCAGTCGAAACGCGACGGTGCTCCTCGACTACGAAGGCGACTCCCGCAGCGACCCGACCGACGCGGGCGCCTACGAGATGGTGCTCGACGTGGTGCCGCCGACGGTCACACGCGCGAGGATGACCAGCAAGACCACCATCGAGATCACGTTCTCCGAAGACGTCGACGAGACGAGCGCCGAGACGACGGGCAACTACACGCTGGCCCCGGGGGTGTCGTTCACCGCGACGCTCACGGACACCGATACGGTCGTCTTGACGCTGACCCCGGGCGTCGATGCGGTCCGGCTCACGGTCGATAACGTCGAAGACCTCGCCGGCAATGCGATGGCGGCGGCCTACTCGACCGAGCTGGGTTACGCGCTCTCGGACGGCTCGGCAGATCTCCCCATCGGGGTCACGGCGTCGGGCGCGGCGGTCGACTACCTGCGGACGTGGGATCCGATGCCGAGCGGCGTCGGCTCCGAGCTCACGATCGAGCGGCTCGTCTTCGTGTCGCTGATGAGCGACGCCCGCATCAACGCCGACGAGACGCCGGTCGATGGCACGGGCGACCGCCGAGGATGGTGGGGTGACACGTACGCCGACCGTCCGGACAACACCGGGTCTCGGCTGTGGCACCTGCTGTCTCGAGCGGGCGTGCAGGCTCGCGAGTTCGAAGACGCGACGCGGGCGGCGCTGCAATGGATGATCACTGATCGGCTGTGCAGTGGTATCGTGCCGGTGGCGACCATCCGGGCGAACCGGGTCTCGATCACGGTCGAGATCACGCTGAGCTCGGGCGAGCTGCTCACGATCCCGTTCCCGGACCTCTGGAGCGAGTATGCCCGTTGACCTCCCCATCACGCCGCCGACGTTCCGCACAGTGCTCTCTCGCATCCAGGCCGACATCGCGTCGGACATGGGCGAGCAGGACGTGTACCTCAAGCGGACGTTCGCGCGGGCCGCGGCGCACGGCCTGGCGCGGGCGGTGCACTCGCTGTACGGGTTTGGCTCGCGCATCGTCGCCGAGCTGCTACCGGTCACGGCGAAGAGCTGGGGCGTCCTGCGGTGGGCGCAGCTTCGGGGCCTGACGCGCACGGCGGCGACGACGGCGACGGGTCAGATCACGATCACGCGCACGGGAACGGCGACGATTCCCTCGGGGACGATCTTCGTTCGCGACGACGGCACCGAGTACACCCTCGACACGACGATTGCTTCGGGCGGCGCGGGCACCCTGACGGCCAAAGCGATCACGGCCAGTGTCGCGGGCGCCGATGGCTCTCTCGACGTGGGCGACACGCTGACGTTCCAGACGCCGATCGCTAACGTCAACGCGACGGTCTCAGTCACGGCCGCGACGGCGGGCGCGGACATCGAGACGATCGACGCACTCAAGATCCGACTGCTCGAGGACCTCGCAAGCCCGCCGCAGGGCGGGGCCGAGGCCGACTACGTGGCATGGGCGAAGGAACACTCGGCGTCGATCTCCCGCGTCTGGGTCTACGAGCACGAGCCGTACCTCGGCCAGATCACGGTGCGGTTCGCGCTGGTCGTCCCGGATGGGGGCGACTCGACGGACGTGATCCCGTCGGGCGGCGACGCGACGTCGCTGCAGACCTACCTCAGAACGAAGGCCCCGGCGCACGTCGCCGACTACGTCTACGCGGCAGCGCCGACGCCGAGAGCCATCGACATCGACGTGACCCTGACGCCCGACACGTCGGACATCCGCGACGCCATCGAAGACCACGTCGACGATCTCTTCGCGACGCTCGACATCGCCCCGGGCGGGACGCTCTACCAAGACGACATCCGAGACGCGATCCGGCGCGGCATCAAGAGCGTCGACCCGGACGGACAATTCGAGCTCAACACCATCGAAGGCGCGGCGCCGGCCGACATCGACCTTGCCGATGGGGTCCTGCCGGTGATCGGCGTGCTGACTGAAGACGGGGGCGCCTGGACATGAGCGAGGGCGCACCGGCGAAGCCCTGGGCGGGCAACGCGACCGAGTACGTCGCGGCCCTCGTCGCGCTCGCGGGACGCGGCCGAGCGTGGGCGCCGCCGTCGACGTCGCGCACGGCCAAGTGGTGGCTGGGCGTCGCGCGCGAGCTCGTGCGGGCTCACGACTGGCTACGGGACCTTATCGACGAGCTCGACCCCGACGCCGCGACCGACACGCTCGACGCGTGGGAGCGGTCGCTGGGCCTGCCCGAATCGGGCGAGGTGATCGCCGCTACCAACGCCGAGCGCCGGCTGGACATCACGGCGAAGCTCCTGTCACGGGCCGTCGTCACCAAGTCGCAGTGGGTCGCGTTCGCCGAGGCAGCGGGCTACACCAACGTGACGATCACGAGCGGGCACGCGGCGCAGTTCACGGTCAATTCGGACTGCAACGACGCTGTGACCGGGCCCTACTACTGCGCGGCGGTGTGGACGCTGACGATGACGGGCACGCAGAACACCGCGTTCGAAGCCCTCGCCAACAAGATCAAGCCGGCGCACACGCGACTCCTGTTCGTGTACGTCTGACCGAGGTAGAGCATGAAGCGCATCGCATCCGGCACTCAAGCGGCAGCACTCCCGACGCACCCGGCAGGCACGGGCACGGCGGGGTATTTCGTCGATGCGGCGACGACGCCCACGGGGACGCCTACGAGCCTCACGCCCGAGTGGTTCAACGCGGTGCAGGAATCGATCGTCAGAACGATCGAGGACGGTGGCGGTACGCCCGCGACTGACTTCGACCTGTTCAAGACGACGGTATCGGGCGTGCACGGCATCAAGGCGCACGCCACCAGCCTCTCAAACGTGACGACACCCAAGACCCGTGTCGCCTTAGCGTCGGCTACGGTCACGGTGTCTGGTGCGCACTCGGCGGCAGTGGCGGCATCAGGTACCATCGGCGTCACAGGGGCTCGGTCGGCTGCTATCGCGTGCGAAGGCATCGTCGTCGCGTCCGGTGCGGACTCGGCGGTCATGGCCGTGAGCGGTGGTATCGCTTCAGGAGACCAGTCGGCCGTTGTGGGCGGGACCAGCACTGCGGCGAGCGGACACCGTTCTGTTTGCCTCGGTGGTTCTTCGGCCGCGTCGAGCGCAGCCGACGCCGCGACGCTCGGCGGCGACAACCCCACGGCCAGCGGTCTGAAGGCAGTCGCGGCCGGCGGCCACGACCTGACGGCGAGCGGCGAGAACGCGGCGGCCATCGGCGGCGATACGAACGTCGCCGCGGCCGATGAGTCGTTCGTTGGCGGCGGGAACAGCCACGACATCCAGTCCGGATCGACGCGGGCTGCGGTGGTCGGGGGCAACAACCACACGATCACCGCGGCTCGCGCCATCGCCCTCGGCGGTGACTCGCACATTCTGGGCGGCGCGGACAGTGCAGCACTCGGCGGCGCCAACAACATCGTGAGCGCGGCCAAGAGCTTCGTTATCGGGGGGACGGGCAACGACATCGCGAGCGGGGCCGCGCAGTGCGGCGTGTTGGCCTCAGACACCTGCCAAGTCCTGGCCACCTCAAGCAAAACGAACATGCTGCTCGTCGCCAGCAAGAACGCCGAGCTGCACACCGACGGCGATCCCTCAAGCGGCGGCGCCGACGGGTTCTGCCTTGCCCTCGGCTACAACGCGAGCAACCCAGGCGCGACGGTCATCAACACCAACCTGACGATCATGCTCGCAGGTAAGCACGGCATCATCCAGACGTCGGGGGCCATCACGGCATCGACGGACCCCAACTCGGACTTCGCCGAGATGTTCGAGAACGCGGAGCCCGGCAGCATCCCCGACGGGACGCTCTTGGCTCGGGTGGGGAGGAAAGTCCGAATCGCCCGACCGGGGGACCGCGTCATGGGCGTGGTCTCGGCGACGCCGGGTATTCTGCTCGGGACGGGCGGTCTCCACTACGCGAAGCGCTACGCCACCAATGAGTTTGGTCGCCCGCTGCTCAACGAAGACGGCTCGCGTATGGACGCCCAGGGGTATGACAACCAACGGCCCAACGTCGCCCGCACGGCACGCCCCGACGAGTGGACTGCGGTTGCTCTCGTGGGCCAGGTCCGCGTTCGAATCGGCAAGGGCGTCGAAGAGGGCGACTACCTCACGCCTGGCGCCGACGGGTGCGCGCTCGGCACGCTGGCCCGGCCCGACGGGCGGCCGGTGGAGGTGATGGAGATCACGACGCCGTTCGACGCCGCGCGGGGCTACGGCGTGGCGCTCTGCCTGGTCGGCTAGCGCCGCCGGCGGGCGCTGCGAACGGCCTGGACGATTGAGCGGTAGAGCTGGTCCGGAAACTCGCCGTCGAACACTTCTTTGACCGTCTGGTCGATGGGCCAGCGCTTCTTCAGGTTGATCTTGGCGTCGTCGGCGATGTACCAGAGCACGCTCCCGGGCGTGGCGGTCGGGTGCTTCTTGCTCGCTCGGATGACCTGGCCATGGGCTAGCTTCGGCACGCCCTCTCGGCGCTTCACCGTGCGGACCTTCCCGGTCTTCTTCGACGTCTGCTGCACCGAAACCCGCTTGCGTAGGCGGTCGATGCCGGCGCGGTAGGCGAGACCGCGACGGATCTGATTGAGCGGCCAGTCGCTGCGCTTCTTCGTCGTGTCCTGCTCGGATGCACGCGCCCCAATAGGGACCGCGCTGATCGGCTGGTCGCCGCCCGGCCGCTTGCCTCCCGTGTTGTGCACTTCGAGATAGTCGTGCCGGCCGAAGATGTGGAGGCGTAGGTCATGCTTCGACGCGCCCTTGTACGCCCCCCGGTCCGGGCCGATGCCGATCCCTTTCTTGGTCCACTCGTTGCGGACGGTGAAATACAACGGCAGCTCCCGCACGAGCCGGTCTCGCGCGAGCTTCGCCGTCCAGTTCATGCCTCGACTGATGGCGAACGGAAACTGGTCGGCCCACTCCGCGAACTCCCGGAGCCGAGACAGGTCGAGCCGGATCGTGGTGACGACTGCCATGACGTCAGCGTGCCGATTCAGGGCCGGCGGGTCAACTCGCACTTGCCCGATATTGCTCGCGCATGTAGGGTAAACACCTGATCGCCGGTTCAGTGCCTCCGGGCCTAGCCGGCATTCCCCCAATCACGGAGGCCCATGCGCTACGACCTGACCATCTCCTCTGGCTCGACGGGTCGCATCGTGCAGCGCATGCAGGCCGAGCTCGTGCGTCGCGGCGAAGACCTCACGGTCGACGGCAAGTGCGGCCCGAAGACCATGGGCGCCGTCGCCCGGGCGCTCTGCCTCCCGTCGCCCAAGGCGATCGGCCGCGTCGAGCTGGCCCGCCTCGGGATCGACGTGCGTCTCGGGATCGACCTGAGCGGGCACAACGAGGGCGGCAACAAGCGGCCTGTCAACTTCGACAAGGTCAAGGCGGCCGGCGTTTCGTTCGTGTGGCTGAAGCTGAGCGAGGGCGCGAGCTACCGCAACCACGAGGCCATGCGGCAGGCCGACGAGTGCCAGCGCCTAGACTTGCCCGTCGGCGGCTATCACTTCGGTGACCCGTCAGCAAAGCGCCCGCTCGATCTTGCGTCTCTGGCCGCCGACGCCGTGGCCGAGGCCGAGCACTACCTCGAATGGCGCCGCTCGGTTATCGGCGTCCCCACCCTCTCCGACGTGCTCGACCTCGAGGAGGCATATCAGGCCAACCTGACGGCGGCGGCCTGGGCCGCCATCGGCGGCACGTCCCGGCGCCGAGCCGAGCTGTGCGCGCTCTGGTGCCTCACCTGGCTCGAGCACGTCGAGCGGGCCACCGGCCGAAAGCCGATGCTCTACACCGGCCGGTGGGCCTGGCAGGCGTACCTCTCGGCCGCTCCCGCCGAGCTGCTCGAGCGCCTTCGACAACACGGTCTCTGGCTCGCCTCGTACAACACCGGCTCCGAGCCGAAGCGAACGATCGCCGGCTATCCCTGGCGCGTCTGGCAGTTCTCGGGCTCGGGTTCGGTCGACGGCGTCGATGGGAAAGTCGACCTCAACTGGGCTCTCGCGGAGGACCTAGCGCCATGACAATCCCTAGGTGGATGGTGACCCTGCTCTCACTCGGCGCGGCGGCCATCGGCGCGCTCGTCGCCGGCCTTAGCGTCTCGTACAGGGCCGGCGAAAAGTTGACCGCACTGACGATCGAGCTGTCTCACGTTCGCGAGACACTCACGCCGGCCGTCGTGGCCGTAGGCGTCCACGAAGCCCGACTCGGCGTCGTCGAAACCCGGCTCGGCTACTGTTGCCTGCCGGGCGGCCCTCGCGCGTCGCTCGACGCCGACCCAACCAAAGCCGTCGCAGGAGTCTGGTGATGAGCACCGCTACCGCCCTCGCTCGCTCGCGCACCGCCTGGACTGCCCTGGCTACCGTCGTGGTCGCCATCGTCGGCCCGCGCGTCGGTCTCACTCACGATGAGGTCGCGTCGCTCGTGGGCGCGCTGCAGCTCGTCGTGGCGACGCTCTACGTGCAGGACCGGCGCGGGGGTCGACGATGAACGGCTGCAGCGCCGCGGCGACTCGCGCCGCTCTCTTGGCTGCTCTGCCGATGGCGTTTGCGTCGGCCTGCACCACCCTCGGCGGCGTGGTCGACGAGCAGGCTCGTTCGGTAACGTGGCGCTGTGACGGCCCGTCAAAGGCGCGGGTCCAGGCCCACCGGCTGATCGTCGAGTGCCCGACGGGGCCTGCCCCGACGCTGGTCGTCGAGACCGTCGCGCCGGTGGTGGGGCCGTGACCACCGACCTACTCTCGCACGACGCCCAGCGCATCGCCCGAACGGCAGCATCGGGGGCGCTGAGCGACATCGCCGATCTCGTGCTGGACCAACTGCCGCAGCCGGCTCGACGCATCGCCCAGGCTCTCTGGTCGAAGTTCGCGGACGCTGTCATCGAGCGCCAGGTGCAGCGCGCCGTCGTCCAGGCCCAGTCCCTCACCGTCGTCGACGAGCGGACGCCCGGCGCCCCGAGCTCCGTCGAGCTCGTCGACGAGCGGGGCCAATAGTCCGTACGCCGCACGGGCCGCTTGATCCTACCCTGATCCCGTCCAGACCACTCTACTGCTCGCTCGTTCAGCACGGACGCAACTCGACGATCACGGTCCCGACGCGATCTGCCCGTGGTAGCTGCACCAAGCCCCGACCCTTCCAATTAAGGTCGCGTAACCATGCGCCGCCCCCATTGCCTCATGATGTCGTGCGCTTGCGAAGCGCCACGACGTTGTCTGATCCTGCGGTGATCCTGATCGGCGAAACGAGCGCGACCGCCGAGGCCAGCGGGAGCGCGCTCGGATCGGTGTAGACGCCCCGGATCCCAGAGCTGTGACCGACCAGGTATTCGACGGCGTCAGAGTCGGCCCCGGCACGGTGCAGCTCGCTGACGAAGGCCTTGCGGAACGCGTGGTCGGGCCGCTTTGCGTACGCCTCGACTCGCACGCCGCTTTTCGTCCAGGCCAGTCGGATCGCGTTCTCGACCTGCTGGGCCCCGGCGATCCGGTCGGTCGGCTGACCGCCCCACGAGGTCACGGCCGAGACCAGGTGAGGCGACGCCGGCATGATTCGGCCCGCCCGCTCGGCGTTCGTCTTCCCGAGCTCGCCCCGGATGCGCAGCGTCTTGGCCGTGGTGTCGAGGTCAGCGAACACGAGCCCGCAGGCCTGGCTGACCCGGAGCCCCGTGTACCGCATGAGGATCGCGGCACGGTACGCGCCCGTCTTCGGGTCGAGCTCGGCGATGCATCGGTCACACTCGGCCCACGTTGGGGCGACGGTCGGCGTCGCGTCAATGCCCCGCATCTCGAGCGTTCTCACGCGCCCAACGTCGTCGCCAAACTCGTCCGAGTCGTGCGCCCACTCCCAGAGACGCTGGGCCGCCTGGATGTACTGCTGGCGGCTGCTCTCCGTCATGCGAGCGCCGAGGTCGTCGTAGTAGTCGCCCATCGTGCGGCGGCTGAACGCGTTCGCCGCGCTCTCGTCAGTCCCGACGAAGGCGACGAAGGACAGTGCCTGATAGCTGTAGGTCTCCAGCGTCTTTGGGCGCTTCGCTCTGGCGACGTGCTTCAGGTACGCCGAGACGACGTCCTCAAGACGCGCACCAGTTCGCGGAGGCTCCCAGTCGCGTCCGTTGGCTTTCTCTTCTTCGACGCTGCGGCCGAGCTGCTCGGCGCTGCGACGGGTCGGGCACGACCGCGCCCGGCGGTCGCCGTGGACCCCGTACCAGCGGACAAGGTACGTGTCCCCCCGCTTCGTGATCGTCGCCATGCCTCGACCTCCCTGAGCCAATCGTCGAGCTGGTCAGCGTACCAGCGCCGCTGGCGCCCCACTAGGACGCACGGCGGCGTGAGACCCGCCCGCTCACCATCGGCGAGGAGACGCGCCAGCGTGTGCGTCGACACGCGTAGCAGCTCGGCGACCTCGATGCTGGTCAGCGGGCGAGCCATCTCAGAACTGCGACTTGATGGCGGCACGGGCCTGGGCGTCGGTGAGGCCGAGGCCGACGGCCCAGCCGAGGAGCCCGTTGATCGCCGCCTCGGCCGTCTGGCCCGAGGCCGCCCAGCCCGCCGCTTGCTTGCGCACCTCGTCGGACATCGGATGCTCGGCCGCGGGCGGCGCGGGCGGGCGCGGTGGCGTCGGGGCCCCCGGGGTCGCGGGGGCCGAGGCGGGCGGCGTGGCCGCGGCCGGGGCGTCGGGCGACATCAGCGCCGCGGCGAACTGATTCTGTCCCTCGATGGGGTGCCAGGACAGCTCGAGGAACTGTTTGACCTTGCCGGTCGCCGGGTCGATGGGCGCGGGAGTAACCGCGCCGGTCTTCGGATCCTTCTTCTCGTACGCGTCGCGGAGAGATCCCTTGACGCGGACACGAACACCACGCGCGGTCTGGGCCGGTGAGATCACGCCCCGGGCGAGTGTACCCCATGACTTCGAAGCCGAGATGTCGTCTGGCTTCAGGCCAGCCGACTGAGCCACGGCCACGAGGAAGGCCTTGAAGTCCTTGTCGCCGTAGCTGATCCGCGTCTGCGGGTTGTAGCCCTTGGCGCCCTTGCCGTGCTGATAGACGGCGCCGACCGATTCGCCCGGGAAGTGCGGGGCCGGGCCGTTGTCGAGAGCCACCGAGCTGATGATCCGGCAGTTGATCGCGTAGGTGTCGATGCCCGTCTTCTTCGACTCGAAGTCGCTGACTTCGACGACCTCGACTTCGTGTGTCCCGGCCTTGAAGTAGCTGCGGTCGCCATGCTCTTTCTTGTTGCTGTCAGGGTCGTTAAACTGGTCGTAACTCATGTTGTTTCTCACGTTGACGTGCCCTCTCGGGCGTTAGATCGGGGCCGTCCAGGTCGCCATTGCGAGCTTCTGACGGGTCCCGAAAGACTCTTCGATGTAGCGGGCGCTCTCGACCGCAGACCGGAGCGAGCGCCGAAACGGCTCGGTGTGTGCGTAGACGTACACCTCGACCTCGTCGGCTTCCTGGCCCTGACGATGGGTGCGGCCGAGCATCTGTTCCCAGATCCCACCGGAGCCCGGAGGCTCGACGACCAGGTTCGTGCGGCACCAGCGCTGCAGGCCGTCGACACCCTCTTTGTGGACGTTCCAGCTCGCCGCAAATGACTGACGCTTCTCCGTTGGGATCTTGGAGCCGGCCCCGTAGACCGGCAGGCCCGCCTCTCGAAACAACGGCTCGAGCGCCGTCGACCCGTACCAGACGATGACGTGCTGGCGGCGACGCTCGAACTCGACGACGCGGTCAATGACGTCCGACACGAGGTACAGGTCGATCCACGTCGGGACGCTTGGCGGCTCGGGCTTCTTGCGCTGTGGCTCCCAGCGCTTCAAGGCCAGGTGCGGCCACTGCATCGCGCCGGCCTCGAGCTCGGCGCCGATGGCGGCCCGCACGAGCGCCTCCGAGTCGTAATCCGGCCCGGCCCGCTCCGCGAGCTCGTCGCGCACGACCTTGGCCCAGCCCCGCCGCGACCTCACCCATTCCTCGTCGACGATGGCCAGCCCGTCGGGGCCGAGGGGCCAGCGCCATTTCTGATAGTACCCGAGGCTCAAGTGCGTCCCGACCCGGGCGCGCGAGAGGTCGTCCGGAAGAATCTCGCCCTCGGGGTCCACCGACGCGTCCATGGCCTGGTCGAGGAGCTGCTGGACGCGCTTCGGCACCTCAATCTCGATGGGCGTGATCGTGAGGCTCGTGCCGATGCTCGACTCGCTTGAGCAGACCACGCCCGGCGCCGACCTCATTCGACGCTGGAACGCCTGGCGGGCGTAGGACACCAGGCCCTTGCCCCCGTCGGGGCGCTCGCCCTCGCCGAAGGCGTCGAGGAGTGGCGCGACGGTGCGCCAGTCGTGCGAGGTCGGACGCCCTCGGCGGTCGAGGCACGCCGACCACGCCAAGACGTGGTGCTCGTGGTTCTGCTCTGAGTTGCGCGGCAGGAACGACCTGGTGCCGAGGGCCCACTCGGCAATATGGGCGAACTGCTGGATCGAGTCGTGAGACAGCGTCCCCGACATTGCGACGACTGGTACGCCGCTCTGAACGGCCCGACCGAAGCGCCGCGTGCGGGCGGCGTCCATGTCGCCGAGGGCGTGCGCCTCGTCGCAGACGATAGCCAGGCGCCCCGGCCCGACGTTCGCGGCGAGCTGCTCGAGCTCGCGCGAGTTCGCCTTGGCCGAGACCCAGGGATAGGACTTGCACTGCATCGACCCTTGAACGCAGAACAGGTCTTGCGCTCGGGCGATCCATCGCTGCGTCTGGGCGACCACGTTGGGCTTCGTGAGGATCAACGTGTGGTCGACGCCGAGCACAGTCCCGGCGAGCAGCGCGATAAAGGTCTTGCCCCCGCCGACCCCGATGGGCAGGACGGCCCCGCGGGCGTGGGCGATGGCGGCCAAAGCCATACACTGAAGGCCGTTCAATCGCAGCGGTCGACCGTCCAGCATCGCCCCCGGCCGCACCAGGCGCGTGTTCACCTCGTCGATGAGCGCCGCCTCAGACGCCGAGTAGTCGACGCGAGGGACGCGCGCCGCGCGCACCGTCTCCGTCGGCCAGTCGGCCATCGGCGGCAACAGCAACACCGCGAGCGCCGCGAACGTCATCGGCGGGCGCGGGGGACGGTGGGCGAGCGTGGCCAGCATCGGGGGCGGGGAGTGCATCAGGTCGCGAGTCCGGCCGCCGACGCAACCAATTCGAGCATGGCCGTTGCGCGGCCCTCGCTCCCGCCCTTGTGCTGGCGATGCATGGTCGGGCCTTCCTTGCCGTCCGACCACGACTCCATGAACCTGGATGAGTCCAGCAGTCCCCGTTCAGATAGCCAGCAGTGCGCAAGGCCAATCAGCCGCTCCGGGTCGGGGTTAACATCAGTGTCACAGCAGTAGTTGCACATCCACGGAGCGGGCTCACGTGGCCCCGCGGCCAGCACTTCGTTGCGCGCACATCGGACACACCTCGGCACGTCCAGTCCTGCCTGTCGTGCCGCTAAGCCAGCCTTGAAAAGCGGAGTCATCGAACCGCCCTCACCTGCCGCGGCGCGAACTGCGCGATGATGGATTCGAGCTCTTCGAACAGGGGGTGACGCGTCGAGACGAACAGCGCCTCGGGCAAAACGGCCGTACCGTCGCGCAGCGCTCGGTAAGCGAGACTGGCGACCAGCCGATATCCGTCGCGGAACTTAGCGAGGCGGTAGTCATGGCCTAGCTCATCCGAGGCCTTGACCTCGTACGGCGCGACCCACTCGGAGAAGTCGAGGGCCGCGACGCCCATCGGCAGGCAGTCGACGTAGACGGTCGTTCGGGAGGGGGAGACGCCCCCGGCCACGTCAGACGACGCGGGCGGCTCCGGGGGCGATGGTGGGACAGGTGGGGCGGGCGCCGGGGGAGCCGGCGGGGCGGCAGTCGCGGCCGCGTTGGAAGATGGAACGGGCGGGGCCGGCGGGGCTTCAGCGGAATCGTCGGACTCGGCGCCCCATGGCCGCTGGCCGGTGAGGAGCTCGACGACGTCGGCAATCTCCGCGAGCAGCTCGCGCCGGGTCGTGTTGCCCCTCGCCATGATGTCGTGGCCGGCCTCGCGAGCCGCAACGACCAGCGACGTGAGGGCGCGGCCGGCGAGGGCCAGCGTGATCTGTTGGCGCAGCGCGCCGCGGAGGTCGACCGGGATCAACGGGTGATCCGGAATCGCCTCTTTCGCGCGCTTCGGGGGCTTCGGTGCGGGCGGCGGTGGTGCCGGTGGCGCGGCGGCGGCGGCCATCTCCGCGGCCTTGTCTTCGGTCGACATCGCGGGCAGCGTCTCGACCGGGGGCGAGCCCGCCGGCGGCTCGTACTTGTAGCCTCGCTCCTCGGCGCGGACCGAGCCATCGTAGACATAGCAGGCGATGTCCCAGAGCGTCGGGACCGGGACGCCGCGGGCTGACCATCGGGCCAGGAACGTGCTCCACTGCTCGGGCGTCGACGCGAACGGCGAGCGCAGCCGCCGGTGTTCGGACAGCGCAAAGTCGGCGTCGCCCAGGTTCACGTACTGCCCGTACACGTTGCAGAGCGCGTGCTCGACGAGCTCGGCCGTCGGGCGCGCAAAGCCCTGGTAATGCCTCGCGTCAGCGACGTTCGGCCGCCCCGCGTTGCGATTGAAGCCGCCCGCCTTCCAGTCCCTCGCGACCTTCTCGAGCGCTTCGAGCGAGGGATAGGGGACGGTCGGGGCCGTTTCGTGTTTCGCGACCTCGTTTGAGGGTGCGGGCGGTGCCTGCGGCGCGGGAGAGGCGGGCGGCGTCGGAGGCGGCGGCGCCATCAGCTCGGCTTGCGCCGCGGCGTTCACGCTGGCGACGTCGGCGGTGTTCTTGGCGAAGGGGTTGCGGATCACACTGTCTCCGATGAGGTCGCACAGACCTCGGTGAGGGCACATGACGCCGTAAGAGCGGCACGCGTTGGG